GCTGCAACTTTGGAAGTGCGAAATACTATTTCTCGAAATCTGTGTTGGATGGATATCGAGAGAGAAGATGGAACAAAAACAAGATGCAATGCGTTTTTTCCGCGAACTTCAGTAATATGGATTCCGAAACATGTTTTCTATCCAAGTTCTGATTTCACCAAGAAGCCTTCCCGTGTACTTACACTTGATGTTCAAAAGAACAATTCTCCTGGATCAAAATTCAGGTTACGCGTTTCTTTTAACCAATGTGTGAGTGTGGGAAATCTTGATATGGTGGCAGCTTATGTTCCGAATGCTCCAGATTTCAAAGATGTTTCACATGTTCTTCCTAAGAATATTCCGGTTGGTACTTGCGCTGCAAAAATGGTAGTGCGTGATATCTCTTTGGCTTTGAACACTACATCAGTGTTAGCCAAGAGTGGTCGTTTGTCCCACTGCGGGTTCACTTATGCAGGTTTTTCTTACAATACAGAACTTGCTAAAGTAGGAGCTTGCATGGGTGTTGTGATTGCTGATCAAACATCTCCTGTCATATTGGGTTTCCATATAGCAGGAAGAGAACGTGACAACTATGGTGTTTCTCAAACAGTTACATATGACGATTTCAGAAAGTCATGTAGTGATTTGGAGAATCATTATGGAGTCATTTTGTCAGCAAAAGCAGGTGACATACCTGAAACGCAATATGGAAAACCACTGTTGGTATCCAAAGATGTACACCCTATGTGCAAGTTGGCTTCAGCCGATGCAAACACATGTGTAAATATATTGGGTGCAACGTCATTGAGATCAACGCAAAAGAGCAGAGTAGTGGAAAGTGAACTTTCACCACATGTTGCTGAGGTAACAGGCGTGCAGAACAAATGGGGGCCACCCAAAATGGCACCCAATTGGGCAGCATACAACAAAACTTTAGAACATGTTGTGAATCCTGCAGATCCTTTTGATCCTGATTTAGTTACAAAAGCTATGAAAGACTGGGTTGGACCCGTCAAAGAAGCTTTACAAAATTGGATTAAGGAGGAAGAAGTGCGACCTTTGACCTTGGAAGAAAGTATTATTGGCATAGACGGAAAACGTTTTATTGATGCCATACCTATGAATACTAGTATGGGGTTTCCCATCTTCCAAGCTAAACACAAGTGGTTTGATGAAATTCGCGATAATGGGGTGTTGGTGACGCGAAAACCGCACCCCTCTGTCATTCTAGAAATGGAAAGACAAAAGCAATGCTGGAAGGAAGGTGTTCGTGCCTATCCTGTAACAGCAGCAACGCTTAAAGATGAACCAACTCC